GCTTTGAATCATCATTTGGTAGATTATAAACTGATGTTATTGCCCTACATGCCTTATCTTGCAGATAAATGGGTGAAGTGAACACATCGGTAAACCAATTTTCAGTGTTAGGTTCTTGTCTTTCTACAAATAAATCAATATCTTCAACTGCTTTTTTAACATCTTTTGCATTTGGCATAACAATTGTGTTCTGAGGATTGGGATTTGTTGGAATATCGAGAGCAGCATCACCGACTTTTGCAGCAGCAACCTTTTTATCAATGAAATTTACTTGGGCTGCAAATGTTTGGTCATCCATGAAATCTTCAAGTAATGGTGATTTCTTACTGGCCATATATTGAAGCATCCATAGACCAATGCAAAGAGCGGTCAAAACAAAGAAAACTAGAAGAAATTTTGTATAGTCTGAATTCATCCTACTCTAAAAGGGAACTTGCTTTTTTTTAAAGGAAGTTTTCTTTTATTCTATAATCCAGGGCTTAATAAGTTACGCTCCAAGTTCTATCCGTCCGAGCTAACACAACACCATCCGCTCTTACAAGAGAACCCAATAATCCAGCGGGTCCGCCGTTATTTTTGGCTTTTATTCTTAAATTAACTTGTCCTGAAGGTATTTGAATATTTCTCTTTGTATAATTTGTTGTTCCCCAACCACCTCCCGTAATTTGACCTTGAGATACACTATTTACAAAGAGTTCACCTTCATCATCCACAATCAAATGGAAAACAGCATAGCAAGGAACATCTACATTAATTTGAAGATTGAAGTTGATCCATTTACCAGCTGCTGTATTCGATGCTGCATTCTGATCATCCCAAATCCAATATGCACTGTTATCAACAAACCGAGAACCTGCACCCCAAGGACCCATACCATATCCACCCAAAACCTTGCAAGGAAATCCTTTTGTTTGCATTTCAGTATTTACATAGACTTGATTATTCCATCCACCTCCAAGAGGCGGGCAACCGTTGACAATTCCATATCGTGTGTAGTCATGAATAGGTGAATTACCCGTCCAGCACTGGCCAAAATACTGAACACCAAAGCTGTTCATACCCATATTTGATGCAATCTGAGCACATTGTATGACTGAACTAACTTGTCCACTGTAATAAGGTAATGCACGATCCCATGAATCCCCAAAACATCCTTGATAGAAATAGCCCATAAAATTGGGTGTTTGTGCCCATGTAGGTCTGGCATTAAAATCAGCTAAAATATCGGACTGTTGTCTTGTTTGCTGATAGATTCCAATAGGACCGAATTCACAATTCATGGCTCCATATCCGTCATTTGAATTAAACATCTTTAAGAGACCTGTATACGGTTTGGCCAAATTAACTGTTACTAAATGCCATTTATTATCCAAAATAGACTTCCATGTCTTTGCAGCTACTCCATCGATAAAAAGCATATTTCCTGTGTTCCAGAATGATCCTAACGAACCATCGCCCGGTGAATACATATATGTATCATTAAGTGTAGGTCTGAAATCAAAAAGAAAGAAATTCACACCCATATTTGTGGGTGGATTTCCAGGTTTAACCCAAAAATTAATAGAAATTGCATTTCTACACAGAACACTTGTATAGACACCCGGTTCAGAATAAGAAGTTGTAGCAATTGTATTCTGATTGACTTGTATTGTTCCACCATTTTTAACCATTATTAAATCTACATCTGCCATAGGACCCATTGTTTGGACATTGGGAAAGACAATACGGTTCGAATTTATATTATTAGTATTGGCCTGCGATACATCATATAATCCAAGCAGATTTTGGTCGCATTTGGTTTGTTCAGGTCCTTGGTTAGGAATATTAATACCATAACATGCCGCTAAAGCATCCATGACAATCTCCGAATTTGAAGCATTCGCAGCCATGTTTGCATTTGTTAGAATTTTATTGAAATAGTTTTGAACTGAATTAACTGCTGAAGAGGATCCTGTTCCGGGTGCAGGTATTGCTTTTAGTGCATTTGTAACAGCTTGTGTGTTTATTTTTCCATTTTTATCTATTGGTGATGCAGTTCCCTTATTATTGCAGAAAGAAGTAAAAGCACCAAATGTATTTGTATAGGTCGGTCCATATTTATCAGCTTTGTTATCATAGAGGAGCTGAAGACAGGGAACAGATAAAGGTCCAGATGTTGTATTAATATCACACGGGTTGCTAATTTCAATACCTAACATATACATTGAGGCTGCATTCACTTCATTTATCTGAAGCGTATTTCCATTTGTAGCAATACCTGTAGTTGCAGCTGCATATTGTCCATTTAAAAATGACATGACTACATTTATATCTGTGTTAGTGCCAGCTGCTCCTAGAAGTTGTGTTGCTTTAGCTGTATTTATAGGATATCCTGTGCCAAATGTATTACCACCCGCAGCTGAGAACAGATTTGCTAAGCATTTCTGTGATAGAGGGGCAGAGGGATCATCTGAAAAGCAAGGATTTGATTTGTTAAGAATCATAGATTGCGGTGTGCCTAAGATTCCACCTGTAGGGCATGTAGTTGCATCTTCATCATAAAGAGGCTCACCCAAATAACCCGGAATTTGAAGATTAATATTAAATAAACCACCCGTGCCAGAAAAGCCGTTAATTGTTGCCGCTCCTGTTTGTGTTGCTTTTACTGTTAGTGTTCCAATTCTGAAATTTAATAACTTATCTTGTGGAATTGTTGTTTGAATGAGCGTGCTATTAATATTACCCCCAATGAAAACACTTGTCTTATCTGTGATTGACTCATAGAACGGTAGGTCACGACTTCCACTAGGATTTTTCCATTGTCCAGCAATGATGTTTGTCGTATTTCCTTGGTTAACTAATGTGAAATTATCATTTTCAGTCACATTTTCAAAGATAAACTGAACATAACGTAGACCTCTATTCATATCAGCCACTTGCAGGCTCGGAACCTGTGTATTTGAAGGATTGAAAGTGATCTGAATCTGTCCATCTACGAGCAGATGTAAAATTGCTGTGAATGTTCTTTTCTTATCACCATTAAACATGAATTTTAGACCCTGTTGCACACATTGGCCGCATCCATTTCCTGTCTCAGGACTTCTTTGAGGAAGACCGCCATTTGCTTCACACAGAATCTCATTAATGCGGCGCTTGCATCGTGCACTTGTTGTTACAAAATTCTGAGTGTCGCAGATTCCAACAGTGGGTTTGAAAAGACGAGATCCAGCATCTACATTTGCTTGCAGTTGATCACCGTTATAACGATCATAATTACTAAAATATAGACCTCCAACTTGGTTTTTACCTTTGCTATCTACACCATTCTTCAAACAAAATCCACATTGTCCATTTGTCGGATCATCTAATTTTGCACAAGTGTTTGTAATATCATTGTCACTCATTGTTGCAACATTGATCTTAATCGCTTCGCATCCTTTAATTATATCAAGCACATATGAATGGGGCATGTGTGTATTCTTTTCCGTTTTAGGCACCAGTACATTGCCACTTTTAGTTCTGGTAGATCCTGTTACAGCCACGTTTTGTAATGCGTCTTGAATTTGCTTTGTAATAACAGTCTCATTGTCATAACCCGGATCCCACAAGCCACCAATAAAATCATTCATGCCATCACTTACATAGTTGTAGCGGCGTGTAGTATCATTTGTGTATTTCTTATCAAGTGCCTTATATTGCGCTGTTAATGGCGAATCCGGCAGTGTATCAAAACCTTCAACTGTCTTTCTTTTTAATTGAAAAGAAAGGGCAATTATTACAAATAATATTCCCAGGAGGGTTATTATAGTATACACTTTCATAGTCTCTCTATCGTAGGTAATTAATTTTCCTAGAAGCAAACTCTGTTAGGAAAATTAATTATTAGATTTTAATTTTATTTTTCTCTATAAATCACTTACTAGTTTGTATTATCAGGCCGTAAATTACTTGCACCATCCATCTCTCTTGTGACAATACGTAATACAACATGCGTTTGGTGATTTAAGTTGAGAAGCGCTGCAGAAGAGCCAATTGATGTCTGTGTGCTTGAAGCTCCATAGAGCTGTATGCCAAGAGCAATTTCAGTTGCAGCTGTTCCACCAAAATACTGTCTTGACAGATAAGGAACTGTTATGCCGCTCGGGTAATTGTAAGAAGACGTTAGAGTAGGATCATTAAAACGATTTCGGATGATTACCCAGTTTGAAAATCCATTTGCATTTTGTCCATCTGTTACTGTAGTTCCAGCAGTTCCACCTGAATAAGCTAGACCTACGACATAATGTCCCTCTGCTCGTGTAATAAAGTTTGTAAAGTCAACCGATGCCAGAGTGGATGTGCCTCCTACCACAAAATTACTAATCACAATTTTATCAGGGTAATTGAGTTGCCACTTTGAGAACCATGTTGAGCACTGAATAAAGATATATTCATTTGTGGTTGTGGTTGTCGATGTTGCTGTGCCCGGTGTTGCCTCTGTTCCAGGTGCTGTTATATAGAGTGTTGATTGTGAATTATTTCCTGTAAATGTTTGCAAGTCAGAGCTAAATACAATCTGCTGGATTTTTTGCACATCGGAGACTGCTGATAGAGTATTTCCAGTTGGGTTTTCAATTCTGATAGATAACTTTTGCAAGGAACCAAGAGGTGTCGGAGCATAGATTTTTTGGCATTTGAGATACTTCGGTGTTAGAGATGCAAATCCCCTGTTTGCAGAGGCCGTCGAGGAGTCAGATACCCATTGCGTATCTTGGTGCATGATTGCAAAACTGTTGTCCAATTTAGAATTTGTGCCGAAACCATTTGTATTTAATTCAGCAATTCGTAAAGCAACATACTGGTATGATAGCACGGAAACAACCGGCGCTGATGAATAAGATAAAGCTGATGCAACTTGCACAATTGTGTCAAGGGATTCCAAAGGAACAACTACTTTGACTGTTTCAATACGAACTATATTACGAAATCTTTCTTGCACAGAGGGTGACATAGGGAAAGTATTTGTATTATTTGCAACATTGAAATTGATACTGAACTCATAACGATTTTCACTCGTATTTTGAATCCAATTTCTGTCACCCGAGTTCAAGAAAATATTATATTCAACTTCCTTATATTTAGTCACATCTTGCTGCCTGATAATTACATCTTGAGGTAGATTTTGAGGAACTTTATATTCAGGAGAATCGTCGCGCAGAACAAGGTCAGGCTTAGATACTGCAGGTTTCATCATACCCTCTTTTTCACGCGCCAGACGAGCCTTCTCAAATAACTGCATCGGATCAATCACATCTTCTTCAACCTTATCCCTAAAATCGGGCTTGATTGCAGGGGCATTCATTACTAGACTACGTTCCTTCTGCTGATTAATCAATTGGGCTCCAACATTTGAATAAAGACGATCCGTTGACTCTGGCTGTCTGTAAATTTCAGACGTTGTAGGTGTTGATTCTCCACCTCTGCGCAGCCATCCTTCCATACTTGTCAGGGTTTCACGTATAGTTTCACGGTTAAGTTCCTGAACTTTTTTTCCCGGATTCTGCTTTGCAACTTCTTTCATATAGTGGTTTAAAACACCCTGAAGTCTTTTATCAGTTTTATCTGTTAGCTCTCCATACGAATCTGTGATGCTTTTTCTCGTATAATTTAAAATAGCATCATAGTTTGTTTGCTTGAGAAAATCGGAGGCTTGGGGAAAAGGTTGCTGTGGTTGACCTCTGTTCATTACTTTTCCTTTGGATTTCTTTCTTAGGCGGAAAACTCATTTCTTATTAAACCATTGAAAGGCATTATCCAATTCTTCTTTTGTGACACTTCCATTGCTAAAGAAGATTTTTCTTAGGAGAAGCATGCGGCTATCATCTAATTCATCAAGGCATATCTCTGAAAATGATTTTCCAAAAAGCATGGATACTAAAAAATAAATTGCATACATTCCACATTCACTCATTTTACGCTGATGACGAATATCATTGAAAACTATCTTTTGTATTCCTTGTTTCTTGCATCGTTCGAAAAAAATATTAATTTCTTTAGGTGGACCCTTACCGTAACTATCATAATAATATGCGATCTGTTCTTTGAGATCAAGCATGGCTGCTACCCAATGCGATCCGGGTTTATCATGAGGATCAAAATTAAAAACAATTCCAATCTTCTCTGTGCCTTTCAATTTCATTTTACGCAAATCCAATTTACACATCTCATCTACAATACAATCGCCCCATGAAGGAACTGATGACTTTGCATCAAAATCTAGAGGCACGGGGCCTATGAATTCGAATGTAGGAAATGCATCTTCATATTGTTCCATTACATCTTCAATATCATCAGTGGATAGCCAAGCATCAGGATCACCCTTCCATTCTGTAGGAACTTCGGGTCTGAAAAATTTCTGAAAATTTTTCTTTTCTTTTCCGTTCACTAATTTTTTAACTGCACAGAATTCAGTGTCGCATGTTACCATCTGCCTTCTAAGATTTGTCCATTGAACGTGTTTATCTTGAGATGGAGGCACTCGTTTTTCAGGATGCCTTGTATTCCATTCATTTACTAACCGTTTAATCATTGCACTAGGCAAGCATGTATCACGTGTGGCCTTTACAGTCCCTGGATTACAAGTTAATAAAGAAGCCTTCATCTTGTTTATCGTAGGGTTTTTTATTTTGTAAGACCGTTTCAGGAAAGAATGGCAAATGATGACGATAAATTATCAGGTTTCTGGGATTATTTGTTTCCAATATTTTTAATGTTTGCACTCGGAACTTCTTTGGGAGCAATCAGTGGATTTTTCTTACCGTGGATGTATCTTATTTCTTTTCTTTTTATTATCTATGTTCTTTTTTTCGTAAAAGCGCAGATTGATTCCTAACCATTATCTAGGAATGGAAGGTATTAGCGCAGCTGTTTATTCGGTAGCAGCTCTGACAACGGCAATCATTTATTTAGTTATTGTTGCTCAGATTCCGACAATTTATGATGGGCCAATTGCACAAAATTTGATTAGCGCTCTAACTGTTTGTTTTTTCTTGGGACTCTTCATGTTTTTTGCAGTTGCTCATTTTGTTAAACCGCTATATCTAACAAGTGTTCTGCTTTGGTGCGTCTTTATGGTTCATGTGGTCTGCCTACCTTTGGCTCTCTTCGGCGCTGTCGGTGCTGCTGCCTCTGTCGCAGATGCAAAGAAAACTTTATCTTCGTAAGATAAATTAGGGAAGATGCCGATGGATAACGGAATTTCAGGTATCATTTTTGTAATCGCTATGATCTTATTTATAGTATTTACTGTTTTAGCAACACAAGTGCCTAAATTGAGTGAAGGAGATGTATCCGCTGTTCTATTATGGATTGCAATTATAACGCTTCTAGCAGGAATTATAACTTTTTCATCAATTGGTTACATGATGCCTGGTTATAATGATATGACAACACTTCTGTATTGGCTTGTTTTTGTTATCCATATTTTCCTATTTCCTCTAACACTCTTTGGTGCATTGGCTTCTGCTGTTTCTGTGCATGATGCCAAAAAATCACTTTTATCTCAGCAAAATACCTAGGCACTTAAATCTGTAATTTGCCGAACCATGTTGCACATGAATTCCAGCAAGACGAATGCATAATTTGTATTGTTGCAAAGGATTCTTCACAATTTCTTCAGTTAAGATAATTTCTTCATTCTTTATTAAATCTTTCGCAACTGTTTTACCTTTATCAAGATAAATGGATAACAGATAGGGATTTGAATTTAGCTTTATTTTATGATTTGCTAGCAGATTCACCTTCATCTGTTCGTGAAGCATCTTGAGTTTTTGGAAAAACGGATGTTCTGATACGCACCAACCGATTTCTAAAATATCGGCTGTATTACATGATGCTGGTTTTGATAACCAAGGTGAAACTATTTGAAAAGAGGGCATTTCAATCATAGAATCTTTGTATGAAACTGATATATATTCCGCTGTAGGGTATCTTTTATTTTGTTGTTTCTGACCTAGTATACATTTAGATGGTTCAAATCGTTGCCATGGAACGGCACACTCCATATTTAGAGAGTAATAGACTATGTTATTTAAATCAGAATGCAGCAAATAAGAAAAACTAATTTACCAATTTTGTGGTTGGGCTTAGGAGGAACTGGAAAGTTGGAAAAAATTCGCAGAGCTGCTGGAGTTCCGGAATCTGAACTTAATGGATTTTCTTTTGAAGTCAAGGAGCTACAAATGCACGATGATTACAAGGCACGAATTATTATTGCACCTACGCATATTGAAATAGATATTACTGATTTTTCTATGCAAGAAAAGCAAATTTTACCTGAACTTTTGTTACGGCTAACTCAGCATGCCGATGTTGTTCAGAACTTTTTCGGAAAACAGAGACTTTTAGTTATTAGAAGAGCGCATGCAATGTCTCTTTCTACAGCAATACGAATTCGAGCAACTCTAGAACAATTCTGCATGGGATCTAATACAACTACTTGCATCTGGTTATCTGCTCGTGAAATGAATCCTGCAATTTCTTTTTTGGAAGATCTTTTTGTAAAGATTCAATGTCCTAAATTGCCGACGTCTCTAGCACATCCCATGCTTCCTTACATGCGGAATATAATTGGAACTCTGCTAGAAGAAGAAGCAAAGGTGCCTAAGATGCCTCCAGATATTGAAATTGTATTCTGGGTGCGGGAAATTGTGTATTCACTGCTAGGGTTGAATTTAAGCACATTGGAGGCAATCGAACTCTTGTTTCAAGCAATGACTGAATTTTACCTAGGTGGAAAAATTACTGAAATGCGATATTTAAAATGTTTAAAAATTATTGGATCTCTTGCAGGATCTGCTTCCTACAGGACACCTCTTCTCTTGGAATCAGTATTCTTAGATATTTCACAGGTTCTTTTGACTGCGTAAGATAGGGAATGGCAAATGAAAAACCGTATGAACAAAGTCCAGAAAATAAAAATTATATGTCTTTCTTGAAAGCACAAGCAGATTTTATTAAACTAAAGACTACAATAAAAAATATTACAAAAAGATCAAATCAAAATCGGGCTAATCTTAAACGATTTATCTTAAAAGAAATAAAGAATGAGAAAAATCCAAATAATGTGAATAAATTATTACTTTGGGAAAGAAAGTTTAATTCACGCAAAAATAAAAAAACGAGACAATCAAATACGAGACAACCAAATACGAAAGGAACAAGAGAAGAAGTTTGTATAGTTGCCTAAAAATTGATTCTTTTTAGTCCTTTTACAAATAGCACAAATGTTATATGCAATCTTTTATGGAATTATTTATGCAATTTCTTCTGCTGGAGAAACTGTTGCTGTAAAAAGTTTAAATTATAATTCAGTGCCTCTAGCACTACCTACGTATACTGCATTCTTAAGTAATCAAATGTGGATCTTTCTCTTACCAGTCTATATCTATCAGTGGAAAGAAAGAAATGCTTTAAAAAACGTGTATTGGGGACAGAATAGTATGCTAGGAATTTTACTCTTTGCTCTTACTTTGTTACGAAATATAAGTCTAAATAGTATACCTGGTAGCGTATTTTCTCTGTTGATTAGCACAAGTATTTTCTTCAATATTGTGTTAAGCAAAATATTTCTCAAAAAAATCTTTACTATGTGGCATTTATCTGCTGCGTTATTCTGTCTTGCATCTGCATTTAGTATTAGTTTTACTAGTCTTTTCACCGATCAAGAAGATATGAAAGGTGCAGATTTTAAGGTAGGAATAACTACGGCCTTAATTCATGCTTTTCTTCTTGGAGTCACAAATGTGGTGCAAGAATATATTCAACCTAAATGGGATAATTATGATATTCGAATGGTTGAAATGTCTATTGTATCTAGTATAATTGCATCTACTTTTATTATTGTTTATGCAACATTCAGTAAAGAAATTAGTAGATGGCCTATTGATATTGGTGCTGCAAGTCAAGACAATGGGGGTCTTATTCTGGTTGCCTGTGTTTCCTTGGCTCTACCAATTCTTAAAATGATCACACGAAATTTTAAATATGCAACAATCAAGCATTCAAATGCATTCTTCTTTGAATTTATGCAGTCTACCGGTTCTCTGCTGGGATCTCTAGCATGTATCCTTGTCTTTAAGGAGCCTTGGTCTGTTGGTTATATAATTGCCATTTGCTTGATGGCAATAAGTTTCTTTCTCTATGCGCAAACAAAAAAGAAGGTTGAGATGCCTCCGCCACCCAACTATCCTAAGGGTGATATCCAAATTATAAATCCTTTGGATACAGTGAAGGTTCAGAAAAGTGAAGAGAAAATTGTTCTTACAGTAACGCTATGGAAGTAATTTGCAAAAATTTGATATATATTTTTGTCTGAATAGAATAGCTAATTAAACTTTTCTATACATGGGTATCCGCGGACTCTCATCATTTCTCTTTTGGTCTTCCTCAAGAGATCGTAGAACTAAGCTAAGTAAATGGTCTGGTAAACGCATAGGTGTTGATATCTTATGTCTTCTATATAGAAGCCGATCTGTAAATTTACCTCTTCTAAACAATTTGTCTCATTTTCTTGCAGAGGCTCGTCTTCATAATGTTAAATTGGTGGTTGTCTTTGATGGCAGTCCTCCTCCAGAAAAGGCACAAATTATGGCTGTTCGTAAGAAGCAGCGGGAAGATACCGATAAGTTGTGCTCTGCCCTAGAATCAGCGCTAGAAGGTGTAGATCTAAGTTGCGAACAGAGGGGGATCTTGCAAGATAAGATTTATAGTAGTCGCAAATCTGTTCCTCAGATACGAGCAGAAGATCGTGATGCAGTGAAGCAACTCTTGTATGCAACGGGGACACCTTTTGTTCATGCCTTGGGTGAAGCGGATGCACTTCTAGCTTATATGGAATACAAGGGCGAAATTGACGCTGTGATTTCAACTGATTATGATTTTCTTGCAAGAGGTGTGAAGAATCTGCTCGTGCCTTCAGCAGAAAATCTACAAGATTGTATATTTCATAATTTTGCTCTTGCTGATATTTGCAATGATATTGGTCTTTCTGTTTCCCAATTTCGGGAATTTGCTTGTTTGCTAGGAACGGATTATGCACCGGGGATTGGCAAGTATACTTCCCGACTTCTTTACAGGCGCTATAAGTTGTGCGGAAGCATAGAAATCCTTATGAATCGTATGCGTCTTGCAGAAGAAAAGAAACAAAATGTTCGCTTTTCTTTGCAGGAATTGGACATTAGTAGGAAAAGTGTAGATGATTTATTGCGGCCGGATCAGCAGGAAAAACTAGATAAGGGCGGGAAAGTTGAGGTGGATTGGATTACTCGGCATCTTGAATTGGGTGAAGTAGGTGATGAGATAAAGATATTTCTTACATAAGATAGACGAAAATTGATTATTTTATAAAAACTATTTTTAGTATAGATGGGATATATTTATTTAATAACAAATAAGATAAGTGGTAAACAATATATTGGACAAACAATTTGCAAAGATGTAGAAAGTAGATGGAGACAACATAGATGGCCTTCAAATAGAAACTTAGGAACATATCTTTCAAATGCTTTTAAGAAATATGGTTTAGATAAATTTAAATTTCAGATTATTTGTATCTGTTTTGATGAAGACTGTAATCAGTTTGAACAAGAATACATAGTTAAATTTAATACAATATCTCCTAATGGATATAATTTAAAACCTGGTGGAAATAATCATCAATGTCATTTTGATACTAAAAAGAAACTTTCAGAATTAAATAAGGGGAAAAATAATCCACAATTTGGAAAAAAATGGACAAATGAATTAAGAGCAAAAAAACAAAAAGAAATGATTGGAGATAAAAATCCTAATTTTGGAAAAAAATCAGTAAATTCTAAAAGTGTTGGAATGTATGATTCAGAAGATAAACTTATTGAAAAATTTTATAGTATTAATGAAGCTTGTAGAAAAACTAAAATTAATGAAACATCTATTTCTGGAGTTTGCAATGGAAAACATAAAAAAGCAGGAGGATTTGTTTGGAAATTCTTATCAGATCAACTGTTGACCTCATAAAAAATATTTTAAAGATGCTCCCAGTCAGGTTTGAACTGACGACCCTTGACTCATAAGATCAATGCTCTACCAACTGAGCTATAGGAGCGGAACTAGTTTTAAAGATCTAGTAACTTTTTGCCGAAACTGGGGATTGAACCCAGGACCTACAGCTTACAAAGCTGGTGCTCTACCACTGAGCTATTCCGGCAGTACCCACGGTGGGGGTCGAACCCACGATCTTCCGCTTAGAAGGCGGACGCGTTATCCACTGCGCTACGCGGGTTATGTTAATTTTAATGAGATTAACAACTCATATACCGATTGCGGGGCTCGAACCCGCGACATTGGGCTTAAAAGGCCCACGCTACTACCAACTGAGCTAAACCGGTTTTGCCATAAAGGCGTTTACGAGGAATGGGATTCGAACCCATGAGCTTTCGCAGCAGGTCTTGAATCTGCCTCCTTAACCACTCGGACATCCTCGTATTCAGGATTTCTAATAATATAGCGTTTGCTGTGTGAATCCTTGCAGGTTCCCCTTTTTTGTGAAAGTCAAAAGAATTTGTTTGCTGTAGGGAACCTTTTACCGGCTTTTGAAAAGAGCCAGTGAACTTTATTTACACCCAGCGGGAATCGGACCCGCGTCACTACATTGGAAGTGTAGTATTCTACCACTGAACTATGAGTGTTATGAGTGCTTTGACGAAAGCAGTCAGAACGGATCTATGATCACCAGTTACTTTTTATAGAAGTAACAAACTATATTCCGATACCGGGAGTCGAACCCGGGCCAAGGCTGTGAAAGAGCCCTATCCTAACCGCTAGACTATATCGGAAATGGCAGTTTATACTTCTGCCAAAGTTATACTAGGAATGGGATTCGAACCCATGCGTTTTTCAACAGCAGATCTTAAGCCTGCCTCCTTAACCAACTCGGACATCCTAGTTGCGATAGTTTTTAAAGAAACTATCAAAACTTTCTATTCCTATAAAGGAATAAAGGCGCTAGCAGGGATCGAACCTGCGTTAAGAGGTTCAAAGCCTCCTGTCCTAACCACTAGACTATAGCGCCACTAAAGTTCCAAGCTTGCAAGCGTAACGGCTTGTGTCTTGGCAGATTCCAAAATGTATTAAATCATTAATATATTTTTTGCTGTGTGGAATCTTTATAGTATCAGGTTCTGCTGAATGAACCCCTCTGAGTTCTTACAATTGAACTTTCATTATTTATCGCCTTATCTTTGCATACTTGTTACCGCAGCTAAGGACAATTTGATAAATAACGAAAGTTCAAAAGGCACAAGTTCCTAAAATAATAGATGTTTTGCTGTAAGGAACTTTGATTACATTTTCTTGTTTTCTTATTTGTAAATTACACCTTGAATTTGTGGAAAGAGTTTTCTTTAAATTTGTGTGTTAGTGTTTTTAATTTGTCTTTGTCTTTGTCTTTGTCTTTGTCTTATATCTTTTTTCTAGTGTCTTTGTCTAGCAGGCTCCAAAAGAATAATCAATTGGTTGCTGGGTGGAGCCTTGTATTCAATCTGAATTCAACTGAATACTTTAAGTATTGACGCTGCAACCCCGTCAAATTTTTTGACACAGCTAAAAAAAAGCAGATGGATCATATTTTAGGTGCAATTACACTTATTTCACACGAAGACTGTAGTTTCTTATTTTCTACAGAAATGGCTGTAACTGTTGCAACCCCAACAGCAAGAGCAGAAATATGCCCCGAATTAGAAAGTTGTATAATTGAAGAATCTGTGCATTTCCAGATCACCTGTTGATTCGTTGCGCGTTCCGGTAAAAATGTATAAAAAAGCTGAAATCTCCTTCCCACTTCTAACAGAAGTGTGTTTTTAGAAATTGTTAGACTGGAGACAGGTGTTATAACTGTGACGGAGCAAGAAGTAGTAAGAGTAAGATCCGCCGTTGTCAAACTTATAATTGCTTTTCCATTCGAAACTGCTGTAACCCGACCAATCTGATCGACGGTGGCAATGCTAGAATCCGATGAGGCCCATATAACAGTTTTATTAACAACAGTTGTCGGCGTCAAAGTAAATGTAAGATATGATACTTGATTTACTACTAAATTTAAGGATGTCTTATTTAGTAGAATTTGTTTGATTGGTGATGTCACATTAACCAAGACACTTGTTCGTTTTGTTGCATTACCTGCAGAGACAGCTATAATATATGTGCTTCCTTCTGCGACTGCCGTAACTAAACCTGTAGAAGAGACTGTCGCCACTTGCGTATTCAAAGATGACCATTCAATCTGTTTATTAATTGCTCCTATTGGTTGAACTGTGCCCGTTATTTGCTGAGTCTGATTCACTGTAAAAGACACAGATGTCGGTGATACAGATATATCTGTAATTGGTGCAGAATCAGTCAACATAAGAGCTAGTGCATCACCAATAATGCTTCCAAGACCTGATACATTATCATATCCGCTTGTAGCAAAATATTCACCATTGCTTCCAGTCAAAATATCATTAAAACAATTTGGAGCTAAATAGATCTTTGAATTTATGAATCCTGCAGGAGATCCTAGAGCAGCCATATAACCAGCCATTGCTGGTGCAACAATACTTGTTCCTCCAAAAACGGTATATTGACCTCCAACAAAGTATAGGACGCCCGTGTTTGGATCGGCATTTAATGCAAAATCGGGTGTATTTCGCATAGTGCCTTTGATCGAACTTTGGTAAGCTGGTTTCGAAAAATACCGACTTATACCACCTCCACCATCTTTCCAAGCAACTTCAATGGTGTTAGAATTATAGACGTAATCGGGTGAAATTAAAGAAGTTCCACCGCACGCAATTACATTTGGCGATGAAGAAGGATAATCGCAATTTAGACCATTTATTCCATCTGATGATCCACTGTCGCCTGTTGCAACAAAAATATTAATTCCTATCGATACAGCTTGTGCTAATATAGAGTCAATAGCTGAAATAGAATTAAAATATATTTCAGGGGCGCCCCATGAGCATGATAGAATAGATGGAGTCATTGAAATACCATTTACCTGCACAGGTGTTGTGATTGCATAGTTAAAAACGTTTTGAAAACTAGTTAAAGAATTTGGAGCAATATATACAATAATTGTAAGATTTGAGGTAGGACAACACGCTCCAATCATTTCTACATCCAATGTGTTTTCTTGCGTTGCGGCCGTAATTGGATTCATATCATTTGTTGCACCGTCAATAAAGACCATCGCCACAGTTGGTTGATTCTCTGCAGGAATTCCCAATGATGTCCAATAGGCTTGCACATCTCCTTTTGTTAGAATACCGGATAATAGTTGTCCAACAAGTCCTCCACCGAATGAAATAACGCCGACTACAATCGGTGTAGAAGAAGGTTGGGGAAATTTATAGATTGATGCATATTCTGTTGGTTTGAACCATTTACGTTGAGTCTGAGGAAGAGTTGGATCAGTCACATTCGGATCTAACGAAGCTTTGAAAAGTAACTTTGTTGCCATTGGATTCATTACAGACGTAGTTAGCCATTCTTGTGAATTATACTGATTTAGATAAGTCATTAATGTATATGTGTCTGTGTGTGTTAGTATAAGCGTTTTTCTATCTGGAGCTTGATCAACTTGAAATCCTGCTTCTTTTGCTGCCATTTGAAAAAGAAAATTCTTTTGAGGTTGTCGTATTACAACTTGAGCAGATGGCATCCCTATATTACTATACTAAAAAATTGATTATCGCATTTTATTTATTAAATGCTAGAATGTCTGTAATTGTTTATGTTGACCATGAAAATATACCTTTTCATAAGTATGAAAAAATATTTGCAACAGTGCTGAAGGGAAAGAATGTTCTTGCATATAAGATCTTCGCTTCTATTCGGGAAATTACTAAGCTTGATGATTCTATACGACTCAAGCATAAATTTATCTTATGTCAAAGACCTGTTTGTCGCGATAAGAATTCTGCTGATATTTCACTTGTCATTGAAATAATGAAAGATTATTTTAGGAATCCAGCAGTAACAACTTTTATTATTGTTTCAAATGATTCGGATTTTATTCCTATCTGTAAGGAGCTGCAAGAGGGAGGAAAGCATTGTTGGCTTCTTATAGACTCACCGAATGCAAATGATAATATGGATAAGATTTATAACAAGGTAATTGATATTGGAAAAGAAAGTAGAGAAGTAGAAAGGATTGAAGAAGAGATTCGAATGAAAAAATATTTGTCTGATATTCGGTCAAAAATCAAGGAATATATTGAAGAATATAAAATTGTTTATTCAATAACTTATTTAAAAGATGAAGGTAAAATATCTATCAATAAATTTATGAATATTCTTAATCATGCAGAATTTGATTGGAAGCTACTAAATCCTTCTTACAAGGATTTCTTGAAGCTATATTTACCATTGGATTATAAATACTTAGATCTTAAGATGAATGGAGGGTTTATAGTTGAAAAATCTTCAGAAAATACAATTCATATATAATGTCCTACTCCGGTTTGGGTTCCCAATACAACGCTTTTCCCCAATAATTATGTTCGTCACACATTGCATGAGTAATTTCGATTTGCGGTTCATCTTGAAACATAAATCCAAACCACTTCTTTCCAGCAATAAGTCTCTTTCGATGCAAGCGACAAAGAGGCACTCCATGAAAATCTGTTTTTGCTAGATACTTGCATTGCTTTGCCCTAAATGTTTCCGTTGCAGGATGAGAAATATAAATTCTAGCTTGACACGACATTTTTTATTGCTTCAATAAACATTTTTAATAGATCAAATTTTTAGATCCATATTCTAAATATATATGCATTACTCCAATACCACTCCATAAAATATACTTATTTACACGATAACCAAATCTTGCAATACAGAATAGTAGAGCAAACTGATAAAAATAGTCTCCGACCAATGAAGGAGTTATCCAACCATAGATATAATTTAGACCAAGAGATCCTCCATAAAGAATATGCCATCCAAGAGGACTTAACATATTTTTTCTTACAAGTGTCATTAAAAATGCAGCAATTTGAATTGGAAATAGAATTAAGAATAAACGTTCAGTATCTGGCTTTAAAAGAATAATAAGAGTTGCAAAGACTTGACTAACAGAATAATAAAGATTAATACTATTTTTCATTCTAGGAGTTACCCAAACTGGAAATGGCATATCCCTCATTGTTGTATTTTCCTGTAAATAATATTTTGTAGCTAAATCTGCAAGAGAAATTGTGCCAATTACTGTTAATGATCTTGTTAGACTGTTGGAATATCCAGCAGATACTAGGGCCATTGCAACTAATGAACGATATGCAAAAAGAATACTATGTGCTCTAAATTCTGGCCAAATCATAGGTGCTTTTATAGAACGAAAATTGGATAAATAAAAAATCATAGATGATCCACTAAGAATTGCATGGATGCCTAGCCAAAACCAAATATTTGTATTATTAAATCCCATAGTTCCGTGCATTATAAAAGAAGCAAATCTAGCAAAAAAATGAGCTAGTGAAAGAAATCCAATTGTTTTATGTATATGACCATATTTTCCGTCTTGATGTGTAAATAAACTTTCCATTAAAGTATATAAAAAATATATATTTAAGTATTTTTAATTGTGGCTTAACAGACGGGGCTTAACAGACGGGGCTTAACAGACGGGGCTTAACAGACGGGGCTTAACAGACGGGGCTTAGCAGCCCCACTGCGTATAAGCGAAATCCAATGCTTCAAGATGCTTCTGCACAATGACACGAACCGGCTCATACATCGGATCATCAAGCTGAAGCCTCAGTGCCGCAAGGGGAGTCAGCACCTCAACACCCTTTTCCTGCAGAACCTTGAAGAGCGCCGGACTCCAACCGCTGAGCATCACAACACCCTCTTGATCGGCCCTTGCATGGAAATCCGAGTAATCAGCCCTTAGATTCCAGATCACAATGCGGGGAGGCTCGAAGCCAGCTCCGGCACCCCACATGTCTTCTCCAGCCCGCCGGAAATTTTTCCGAATCATCTGGATATGTGTCTGCCACGCCTCCGTCTTTGGATTATGGCGGTAGCTGTTATCCGTATATTGAGACTTCTCCGAAGACGAGTAGGCCTGATCCCAACCCATATCTGTAAAGACAATGAGATCCTTCGGCACATCTTCCGGTCGGCACCTCTTCATCTTGATGTCTGCAAGAACAAGATCCATCGCCTTCTGAAAATCTGTGCTCAACCCATGACCAATGCTACCAATAGATGCAACCTTCTCATAGAGATTGTGCGCAGGATTGAAGATATGCCACTTAGGCACAGAATCAAAGGTCAGAACCTTGTTTGCGTCCGAGACTTCAGCAATGAGAAGACCAAGTGCAAGAGACACCATCTTAGGCACACCATCCATGGATCCACTGAAGTCGCACATGGCAAGACAGTTCTTTAGAGCACCGCCCTCCTTTGCCTTCTTGACGAATGCAGCCCACTGTCCAATCCGAAGATTCTTCTCATCTTCAGAATCAATGCGTCCATACTCATACACAGACTGAATAACCTCATGCGGGTAAACCGTTTCAGCACCTTTCAGTGTGACATCACCCTTAGCTGCAGCGGCAAAATGCTCCGAGAAATGCTTGGCTCCCTCCACACGATCTGCCTCATCCGAGCGAACACCATTACCCGGATGAACCATATGATGACCATTCTGAAAAGTGCTGGTCTGATTGAGAAATGCCCTACGATACTTCTGTAGAGCGCGACCCGGAACATGCGCCGGATCAATTTCTGAGAAATGCCGATCGCACATCTTAACCTCCACAGTCTCAAGATGCTTATTAAGCAGAGAAAGCATCTTGCGATAAGCCTTCATCTGCTCCGAAAGGATAAGCAGAGAAGGAAAGAGACGCTTTGCCAGCATCTTTGCAAGGGGCTTTCCATGCGTCTTCTCCCGCGGCGCCCACTTTGCAAGAAGCGACACTGACTTGTTCTCAGCCATCGCAACCTTATCCTTTCCAAACTGTAGGAGAGCAATGTCAATTACGTGACCGGTAAACTCTACTGTCTCCGCCAGCTTGAAAAGATCACGCCAACAGCCATATTGACTAAACAGAGGAAGAAGAGCTATGCTCAGCTTATACTGCTTCTTTGCAAGAGCCTTCATCATCTCATATGCTAGAGTGCGTTCACCCTTTCCACCGCGGATATTACGAGTCTGAAACATAAGAACACAGAGATCCTCCAACGTATTGGGCTGCTTGAGCACTGATTCCACTCCAGCATTGATCTTCTCCTCAGATAGACCACGAACAAGCATTACGGATAGATCTAGAAGGGCAGATCCGGTGGAGTCGTAGACATCGGAGCCCTTGACTCCCACCTTCATTACAGGCATCTCGATTTCGATAATATTACTAGGATTGCTGGCTGCAGACATTCTGTTTGCTTGATTTATTCTATTTCCGCTTTTTTATATCAAATTTATGCTTTTCAATTTTTTGAGCTCCATAATGCATTTTTCTTTTTTGTCATATTATTTGATAATTGGACAAAAAATATAGGAATATTTAATTTATTTTTATTTTATGAATAAGCGTATGTCTTTACGCAACAGGGACGACCGCCTTGACGTAGTGGCCCTTGAGATACTTCTGGAGGTTGAGGATCGTAAGGTTGTCCTTCTCCGTGAGCCCGAGGAGCTTGCGGAGCGTGGCATCCGGCTTGATCGTCTGCTTGTCCGTTAGACTGTGCTCCTTGGCATACTTCATGAGGCCACGCGTGACATCAGAGCGGCTGATCTGCGTGCCCTTGGCGAGGCCGAGGAAGACGCAGAGCTCATCCGTGATCTGCACCGGCTTGGTGAAGACCGTCGTCGGGTTGGCCTTCTTCTCACCATCGGCACCCGTCTTGCGGCGGCGGCGGCGCTCGGCCTTCTTCTCGAGGCGAGCAACCTGCTTCTCCATCTTCTTCATCTCCGGCGCGAGCTCATTGAGCGCTGTGCGGAGGGCATTGAACTTGGTTAGGAGACCAGCGAAGTTGGCAACTACGCTCTCCTCCTCAACCGCCGCAACCTCAGCGCCAGCTACAGGCGCTACAGCTACGACAACCGGGGCAGGGACTACAGGGGCAGCGGCCGCCTGCTTGCCATGAGCCGCGGCCGTGTGGGCAACGACAGGGGCCGGCGGCGGGACAACGACAGGGGCAGACGGGGACGCAACGGCCGCGGAGGCGGCAGCCTTCGGATTACTCTTCGCATTACTCTTCTTTGCAGGGGTGGCTGAGCTCATGTTATTACTAGTGACAGAGGAAGAAGCAGGCATCTCTAAACGCGGAATGATTTCCACCCTAGGCCAAAACAGGCCTCAAATTTTTATTTGATCAAAAAAAAACTGGACCCAAAAAGTCTCTTTTTGCAACTTTTTTGGTGGGATAGGTCAGGGATCTATTGCCTCTTAAATAAATCTAGCAGAGATAAAATAGAATTGGAATGCCTTCCGATACCCAATGTTGTTCTATACGAAGTAAAAAAAATCCAGAGGCCAGATGCCCTAATTCTGCAAAGACGGATCGGGAGTTTTGCGGATTTCATCTAAAGACAGCAATCCGATGGTCTGCTCCTTTAACAGAAGGAGAGCAAGTTACAGTCCTTTTATCCTCATATGAATCAAAGCTTCCAGCTCTTCAAAAGATACAAGCATGGTATCAAAAAAAGAAATGGTATCACCGCATTCATCTGCATGGCATTGCATATTATGATAGAAGTCTCTGCGTAAATTCAGAAGATTTTTTTAGCACGGACTCCATGAAAGATATTTCAAACAATTATTTTTTCTCCTATCGTGATTTGTCAGAAAATCAGATCTATGGATTTGATATTCGAAGTTTTAATATGTTGTCACAAGCAGCCACAGGAGACGAAGCGCCTAAGAATCCTTACAGCAGATCAATCATTTATCCAAGTATAGCAGCCAAAGCTCAACGACTTATATCATGGTTAACTCGAAGAAAACTTCCTACAATATGGACTCCAACAGTTCCCATTACAGCAGATCAATCCTGGAAGATGAAAGTTGTTGAAATATTTGTTGCAATGGAACAGCTCGAATATGGTGCAGACCCCGAATGGTTTATATCTTTAAGCCTCAGTCAGCAAAAATTATTCTATTTACATCTGCTAGATATTTGGACACATCGAGCAGGTTTATCACAGGAAGATAAAGAAAGAATTGTGCCCACTACACCTAATCTTTTTCACTGGGGAATAACACGAATCACTGCAATTCAGCAATTATCAACAATACGAACTTCTAACACTCATATTATGAAAAGACTTGTTTCTTCAGCTATCCAACAGTCCGATAGAGTGTTAGGAGCAATGTATATTTTAACGGCTCTAACACAAGTAAGTAGTTCTGCAGCAGAAGCATTCCCGTGGTTGTTCGAATCTGCATCCGAGCACCATATTGTCCATTCGTGGATAAGCAATATTTTAAATAGTATCCAGTAGTCTTTTTTACTTAATCAAAAAAATTTGACCGGAGTTTTTGCCCAGCTAAAAAGCATTACCGGTTTGTTGAAATGAGTTCTGTAGCAATGAAGCCTGAGGAATTTGTAAGTGGAAATCTGACTGTAAAGCAGCTTAAGTCGCTCGATAATGGTGCAAAGATGGTGAATCTGGACTATAGTGGACGCTATGGCGTTCAGGTTCAGACTCCTATTGTAACGCTCCCTTACGGCATGAATACCTTTGATAAGGACGGGAAGAATCCCAAGTATAGTGTAGATCTGTCATTCCGTGATGCGGAGACTGATCCTAAGATGAAGGCCTTCTATGAGTTTGCGCTGGCATTTGATCAGCGCATGATCAAGCTTGCCATGGAGAACTCTCAGGCTTGGTTCAAGCTGGCGACTCCGAGCATTGAGGTCATCAAGGCGTTCTACACGCCGATGGTCAAGGTTCCTCTTGATAAGGAGGGACGTGTTAAGCCGTATCCGCCGACGGCCAAGGTGTCGCTCAAGCAGAAGGATGGTGTCTTCACGACCCACTTCTATGACAAGGCCAAGAAGCGCTATGAGGGTGTCCCTGTAGAGGAGCTCCTTGTCCGCGGCACTAAGATGCGCTGCATCATCCAGTGCACGGGTATCTGGATTGCTGGGTCCAAGTTTGGTCCTAGCTGGAAGGCCGAGCAGATCTGTGTTGAGTCTCTACCTGAGCGCATCCGTGGCTATGGCTTCCGTGATGATGAGGATGACTCAGCGCCTGTTGCTCCGGTTTCTAACCGGGCTAACACGGGTGGAGCTGGCGGCGGTTCTAACCGGTTCAGCAATCTGGTTGAGGATGATGATGAGGAGACGGCAGCCCAGCAGAAGGGATCCGCAGAGGATGAGGATGAGGATGAGGTTGTAGAGGCTGTTGTGCCGCCGCCTAAGAAGCAGCCATCTGCTCCTGCAGGTCCTAAGAAGGGTCCGACTAAGAAGCCGTCTGTTGCAAAGTAAATACTCTTGCAGATACTAGACACTAATAACTACACAACCAATAAACCAATAATTTTTTTCTGCGTTTAATTTAAAATGAATCTTCCGCTAACAACACCGCCGTCTTGGGCCTATGATTACTGCTACTTTTTCTATTTTCTTGCAGCCATCCAGTTCTTTGCTGGTGCATACGCGATTTCTAAGATTATTGTTAAGAACCCCACAGTTGCGGCTATCTTGGCCCTGAGCATTGTCATTAACTGCTTGACAACTCTGATGCTTTTCTGGATGTGCCGTGGATCTCTTCGCCGGGAGTATTTTACTACAAATGTTATGGGATGCTCTGCCCCCAAGAGGATGGTGAACGGTCAGTGTGTATAAAATTGAAATATTCTAGCAGAAATTAAAAGCCAAGATGCAAAATCTTGTTCTCAATGATTCGTCCTTAGTGGACTTGCCAGATGTTACAGGCAAGACATTTTATAAAATAAATGTTCGTGGAAATAAGCTAACTCAATTACCCCATTTAGATTGTCATGTTCTTAAGATTGATGCTCGTAAGAATATGATAACTGTGCTACCTGATGCATGGCCTCCAACCATTGAAACTCTTGACCTCGGATTTAATTATATCCATGAAAGTGCTTTCTTAGATATGGTCTTTCCACCCACCTTGAAAGAACTATGGCTAAATAGTAATTTACTTTTCCACTTTCCTGCAAATCTTCCATCCTACTTAGAATTCTTATCCATTGAAAATAATCAAATTCTTGAAATTCCAGCAGATCAAATACCCAAGCAGATTGAAATATTCTTTTGTTCTGCATGTGGAATTAAGAGCATGCCGCCTCTAAACCAATTTGAAAGACTAACAAAGCTGGATTTAGGATATAATAATCTTACAGAAGTTCCTCCGCTACCACCTAATCTGCTAGAACTCTATCTCAATCATAATCAGTTAACGGAATTCCCAGCCTTGCCTCCCAAAGTTCATCATATTGATATTGCAAGAAACAAGCTTCGAAGCCTGAAGACAATAATTCAATCTAGTCTAACAGTTGTTAATGCATCATATAATCAAATTAATGATGTCTTAATTACTCTTAACATGAACTCCCAACTCTGTTCAATAAATCTTTCACACAATTGGCTAACGAAGGAACCAATTATTCTTCAGAGGGATATTCGCCGACGATTTATTATAAATGTAAATCGAAATTGGTTAAATGAGGCTGTTGAATGGAATCAGGTGCTCGTAGCACGCAGATTTCAAACAAATATGTGGATTAAGTTCTGTCGTTGCATTGCAAGAACACAGCGATTTCGGGAAGAGCTTCTAGCTACAGCGATGCATCCTAATCGATGGGGGAACTTTTAGCTTACTGGCCGCCCGGATTTCTCTCGTTGGTCGGGTAAAGACCCGTTGTTCTGAGTGTGGAATACTGCTGGGAAACAAGAGATCCATACTGTCTATTAGGAACAACTTCCTCAGACATCTGAGAAGTCTGTTCCGGTAGAACAACTAGGACAGGATTCTGGCTTAGAGATGCATTCAAAGAAGCCAATCTATAGTTGTAAAGAGTTGCCGCTCTTAACTTCATTGTCGTGACACTTGCATCTAAGTTCTGGAGACCCATTTTCTATCTAGAGAAAAGATTTTTTCAAGGATAATAAGGTCGTATAGATCCCGGACCGCATCCAATAATAGATGGTTTCGGAACTCCTGCATTGATGGGAGTGGTCGGACAAGGTGGAGCCGGTGGTAAAGGTCCTAGGAATTCATTGAAACGCATTGCTGGGTTATTTAAAAATGCAAACAAGGTTGCATCTCTTGCTACCGAAGTTGTAACGGATGCAGATGCGGCACCTGCTGTTGGAATGGCTAATAAATCTAGGGCCATACCTGATACAACTGTCTTTGTCTCCTTGTTAATTGTAACTGTAGTGCACTGTTCCTTTAACATTCGTAGGGATTCTGGCACATTATTGCGGTCAGGCCTTCTAACATAACAGTTTCCAATTAAACCAATAATTTTTGGAGGATAAAGTATCCGATTAATAATTGGTGGAATTGTTACTTTGATTTTCCAGGTTGATGGTGTATAGAGATAATTTTCTGAAGCACCATCTGAACCGAAATTTACCAATTGTAATTTCCACGCACTATAATCAAAGTTATCTGAAACATAATAACTTAGTATCTGATTATCTAAATAAACTGTTTGATCTGTTGCAGTAATTACATATCTTAGAACTTGGCCTGGTAAATATGTAAATACAACTGGATAAATTCCATCAGGCTGTATAAAATTATATCCTTGATAGATACCGGGTGAAGATAAGCCACATCCATAGAACAAGGGAAGAGTAGAATAAGCCTCAAATAGCACAGTGCCTGTATTAAAACCGTTATCTGTAGGTAGTTCGACAGAGATGTCTAAAGTGGGTGCGACAATATCAGTCGAATCAGCTTCATAGTAATAACTATTATTAAAAAATATTGGATTATTATCACTGAACGTTATTGAATAAATGGCAGGAGTAGAGTCAACCGAGCCACCTTCGATTAAAGTAGGAACAGGAAATACACCATAATCATTGTTTATCCATGAAATATTTACAGGTATTGTTTCAAAATCAGGAAGTGGAGGAAGACAACAATCAGTAAATCTCTGTGGTTTTATAATATTTAATGGACTACAACAATTTCTCGGAGAAGGCATTCCTATACTAAATATATTTTCTTCTTTTAGGGATGGCTGATGCTTTGGCTTCTAGAGCAGCTGCATCGGCGGCAGCTAGAGCTAATCAATCAATAACAGATATATTTAAGAATGCGATACCTCTAGCAGGATTATTTGTAGCAATTCTGTTTGGAGTTATCTTATATGTCATGTTTAGTGGATGCAAGAGACAAGAAAACTTTGAAGATTTACCCGGATATTCAGTCTGCCTTGAATTATCCACTAAACTTACAACAGCAATAACAAATATCAAAGGCCGTGTTTGCACTCTAGATAAATTTACAAATACTGGTGTTGCGACTGAATTTGAAACTGTCCTAAATACTCAAGTTGATATTCCTTCAGATAAGGGTCCCGCTGAAATTCAAGCAGTCTATGATGCTGGAAAACCTGACAGAGAAGCAAAAGCTAATTCTCAGATGATGGCTAAACGAAATGATACGCTAGGGAACTCATGCGACGGGACTCCAACACTAGAATGTTTTGATAATATGCCAGGAAATTTGGAAGATTGGTTAGCAATTCAAAAATCAGAAAAAGAAAATGCTAAGATTCTTAAAACAGCTTCTATTATTTTATTCAAATGGGTGTCTCCCAATGTGCATGGATATGGAACAAAAGGCGGCATTGAAGGATTTGCCAACTTAACAGCACTCCAAGAATTTATGAATTCTTGTCCAGCGCCTACCCAGAATCTTCCAGCAGTATCGGATGATTTGAAAAAACAAATCTACGCAGATTTAACCAAACTCACTGCTCTTCTTCCACCTGTTATAGCAGAACTAAAGGTGTGTGAAAAAATTCAACAAAAACTGAAGGAGAAGAGTGATAGGTTAAAAAACGGTCAAATAGATGATAGTGATATTGCAATGGGTGCAACAAATTCACCTGTTGCACCTTAACTATGTAATAAAATCTGAGAAAAGAATCTAAAGAGATCCTATACATTACAAATCAATAGGATGTCTGCAAAAAAGTCAGGATCAAAGTGGTGCGCGGGAATGGATTTGGCGACTACATATTGCTGTGTCGGTCTCTGGCAGAATGATCGCGTTGAAATTCTTGCCTCTGAATCCGGAGCACGCAGTATTCCCTCCTATGTTGCCTTTA